TGACCAACGCCATCGAGGTCGATCTCGCCATTGAAGCCGCCCTGGGCTCCTGCCGAGCCTACGGAACCGCCGGCGCCGCACCCTTCGGAACCGCCAGCGACCTGTCCGACTTCGCCGGCATCTCCAAGATTCTGGACGACAACGGTTGTCCGACCACCGACCGCCAGCTTGTGCTCAACAGCGCGGCCATGGCGAACCTGCGCGGCAAGCAGTCCGTGCTTTTCAAGGTGAACGAGGCCGGGACCAACGACATGCTGCGCAACGGCATGACCGACCGGGTGCAGGGGTTCGCGCTCCGCTATTCCGGAGGTTTCGCGACCCATACCAAGGGGACCGGAGCCTCTACCTACTACACCAACCTGTCCGGCGGATACGCCGTCGGCTCCACGTCCATCGCCCTGGACACCGGGTCCGGAACCATCCTGGCCGGCGACGTGATCAATATCGCCGACGACAGCCCGGACCACTCCTACGTGGTCAAGACCGCCCTGACCGGCGGCGTGGTCGTGATCCAGGATCCTGGATTGATGGCCGCCATCGCCAATGACAAGGCCGTGACCGTCGGCAACGCCTATACCCCGAACGTGGCTTTTTCCCGGTCGGCCATGATCCTGGCCTCTCGCGCCCCGGCCCTGCCGGAAGGCGGAGACTCCGCCGACGACGCCATGATGGTCACCGATCCGTTCTCCGGACTCTCCTTCGAAGTCCGGGTGTATCGCCAATACCGCCAGGTCAAGTACGAGGTCGCGATGGCTTGGGGCGTGAAGAACGTCAAGCCCGCCCATACCGCCCTGCTGCTCGGATAACCGCAAACCTGACACGGGGGGAGCTTCGGCTCCTCCCCTCGCAGGAGGTTTCAAGTGCCCGATCTGGTCAAGATGTTCAAACCAAACCAACGTCCGGGATTCCCCGCAACAGCCGACGTGCATCCGGACGAGGTGGAAAACATGCTTCGCGCCGGCTGGATGGAGGCGCAAGCGGAAAAGGATGCGGCGCCGGACCAGGGGGGCGAGAACGAGCGCCCTTTATCCAGAAAGCGTGGTCGGCCCAAGAAAAAAAACTCTGCCTGATCGTCGGGGACGCTCCGGGGGCGAAAGATGATCTTGAAGTCTTTCAAAGAATTTTTGATGCGGCGACGGCTCAAAAGGATGGCGCGGGAGGCTGTGGAGAAGGTTGTGGTCGATGCTATGGAATCTGTTGCGTCAACCGTGCTGGCATCTGGCTGCCGGGTGATTTCGACTTTTGGGTCTCATGGCACGCCGATTTGCTCCCAGGATGGAGCGAGCAACGAAAAGACGTCCAAGCCGAGCTCTGGTCCGCATACGAACATCCGGGAGTCCGCCACGCCGCGACAAGGCATCAGCACGGGAGTTCGGCAATGAACGCCGTGCAGTTCGCCTTGGACGTCTGGGGATTCGCAAAGGCCATTATCGTCGGCGTGCATCTCCAGGGGCGATATGTAGGATATCAGTCGGCGTGGCCGCCGCTCAATGGGACGCATGGTCGGAGCATCCGGGCCATCGGCGGGTACACCGAACAACTTTTCGGGCGGCCTGACGCCGCGTTCGTGAGGGTGTAGGCGCATGTTTTCCAAGATCAAAGAGGCTGTTTACCAAAAGGCGCAACGGGTCATCGCCGGGATGGTTGCCGACGCCATCCAAAAGAACGTCTGCGGGCTGCGGACCATGATCGAGGCGCGGGGGCGTGAGTTTGCAAACGATGCAAACCCTGTTCGCGTCAAGTCCCGTTGGCGTCCAGGCGGAGATAGCCATGACGAATGATCCGATAGAATATCTTCGCAAGAATTTTGAAGAAGATCACGGTTGTATGGTGACAGAAATTGCAATTGATGACCGGTTTACGGCAACGGTAGAATATATGCTAATTGAACCATTTCATAGGCTACTTGGACCTTATGAGTCGAAATTCATATTTCAAGATGGGGAGTGGCTTGAATGTCATTGATCGTCGAAGACGGCTCCATCGTCGCCAACGCAAACACCTACGCCAGCAAGGCGACGGTGGACGAATACCACGCGGCCAGGGGCAATGCCTCTTGGCTGCCGTCCAGCGAAGACGCCGAACCGGCCATCCTTCGAGCCATGGATTACCTGGAAAGCCTTACGTGGACTGGGACGGCCTATTATGGGCCTGTCGGCGGGACGGGTTATCAGGAGCTTCAATGGCCTCGCTACGGCGTCGCCATCGGCGGATACGAGCTCGACTACGACGAAATACCGCCGCAGGTCATCCGGGCCCTTTGCGAAGCGGCTCTCGTGGAGATGGAGGAGCCGGGATCCCTGGCGCCGGACCAGGAGCGCGGCGGAATGATCATTTCTCAGACCGTGGACGTGATCTCCACGACATACGCCAGCGGCGCTCCATCCAGAACGGTTTATAACAAAATCCTGCAGCACCTTCGGGGGCTGGTCCAGTCATCGAACGTGGTGATGCTGACGAGGGCGTGATGGACTTGAACAACGCCAGCATGTTTTTCCCAGCGTTCCGGAACGAGGCCGAAAAGTGGATCACGCGCCTCGGCCTTATCGGTTGGCAGGTGCGCATCATGTGCGCCACTTCCGAGGAGTATTCCGATTTGTCGGATTCACGCGCCATATGCCGCATATGTCGGCAGGGCCGGCAGGCGGACATCATCCTCAATGCGCAGTGGGACGAGTCGCCGAATGATTATCTGGTCCGGCGCACGGCGTTTCACGAGGTGCTCGAACTTCTTATTTTTCGAATGCAGGCCCTGGCGTTCGATCCCAAGGCCAGCGAAGAGGATTGGGAGGAGGAGAGCCATGCAGTAATCCGTACCTTGGAAAACGCCGTATTCAACCGTGAATATGGAGCCTAAAAGGAGAACCAGCGATGGGACTAGCGATTGAAAGGAAACATTCGATTCATGGCGTTTGCAACCAGATGATTTTCACTCTGCTGTCGCGCGGCCTCATCTCCCCGGAGAATGAAGGCCTGCACGACTGGTTGCCGACGGAGAAGGGCATCAAGGTTTTGAGCAAGCTTCTTGAGAAGGAAGAGGAGTTGGTTATTACAACACTTTCGAATGACAAAGTTTTGACCAGGGAACGGGGATAGTTTTCCATGAACTACGCCGCCATCGCCTTGAACGCCGCCAAGCAGATTCAGGACGCAGGTACGGCCATGACCCTGCGCGTCGCCACGCCGGGGACCTACGACCCGGCCACGGGTGCGGAAACCGGTGCGGTGACGACGGATTATGCATGCCATGGCGTTCTTCAGACGCCAGGATACAAGGACTCCGGCGTATCTTTCGAGGACGGGACCATGGTCAGGGCTTCCGATAAGTCGGCGCTCATCGGCGCAAGTGGTCTTTCCGTCGTCCCGACGCCGGGAGACAAAATAATCGTGTCGGATATCGTTTGGAGCGTAATGCTGGTGCAGACGACCAGCCCCGGCGGCGTCAACCTCCTTCACAAGTGTTTTCTACGGAAGGCCTGAAATGAGCTTCACTTTGGACCTCTCCAGATTCCGGATCAAGACGGAGAAGCAAGCCTCGCAAGTGGTGCGCAAGATCGTCCTGGACCTGTTCACGCTCATCGTGAAGCGGTCGCCGGTGGACACCGGGAGGTTTCGGGCGAACAACCAGATTTCCTTGAACAGCCTGCCCGGCGATGCGGTCCTGACGTTCGACAAGACCGGAAACGTGACCATCCGCAACGGAAACGCCAAGATAGGCTCCTACAAACTCGGAGACACGATCTTCATCTACAACAACGTGGAATACGGTCTGAACCTCGAATACGGATCGAGCCAGCAGGCGCCGCAGGGCGTGTACCGGCTGTCCGTATCCGACATCATGCTGCAGTTGGGGATGATCTGAAATGAGCATGACTGCCCTGCACGCCCTGTTCAACGGTAGGCTTTCGGCCTTCGCCGCCGCGCAGTCGCCGGCGCTGGCCGTGGCCTGGGAGAACAGGAATTTCTCCCCCCCCGAAGATGCGGTCTATCTCCGGCCGCATCTGCTTCCAGGCTCCCCAAGAGCCGCCGGGTTGGGCGTTTCCGCGCCCGACGCCCAACCCGGCATCTACCAAGTGGACGTCCTGGGGTTGCAGAACATGGGTTGGGGAGCGGCCGCAGCAACGGCCGACGCTTTGCGCGCCTATTTCCCGAGAGGGTTGCGGTTGAACGCCACGGCCGAGGATACGACGATCCTGGTCCAAAACGCGGCTGTTTCGCC